TTATCTAAAGAAGTTATAGTTGCATTTGTATTTCCTTTTAAATGCTTTATTAAATTACTTCCTATATATCCTGCTCCACCTGTTACTAATATATTCATTTGTTTTCTTTATAAAATTTTTGTAATTGTTTATTTTTTATAATGTCTATTTTTTTAAGTTTCATACCAAATTCATTAGGCTTCATATTTTCCCAATCAATAGTATTTTTCCTTCTCAATGGATGTTTAAAATACTTTTTCCATTTTACATCGTGATGAGGTCTGCCAAATCTCATTTTTGTTTCTACATATTGAGGCCATACTTCCTCTAGGCTTTTTGCTTTTAATAATTTTTTATCAAATGAATTTCCTTTATATAAATCTGTTTGATTCCCTCCTTTCATTTTAGCTGCTGTACTTGTTTTGTCAATTAAAAAAGAGTTAAATAAAACAGTACACAATCCATTATCTAATACTTGTAAACATAAATCAACATCTTCATTATACTTCAATCTCCATCTATATGGAATAGTATTATCTATTAATAGAGCAGAATATACATGAACATTATAGAAAAATGGATGTTTCATTTCATTCATGCAAAATGTAGTATAGTTATATCCTGAAATTCCTATATTTTCATATCTGTCTGTAAAGTTCTCAATAGCTTCAATAGAGTATTTAGGATTACATTCTATTCTTTTTCCTTTAAATAATCTTCTAAATTTATTTATGTTATCATCAAATATCCAATGTCGTTGTGCTCCTATTTCCTTTGAATGTTGCCATACCCAATTTCTAGCAGGAGTTCCACCCATTCCTAAATTCTTAAAAGGTAACACTAAAACTTTATCTCCAAATTTTTCTTTATAATTCTTTTCCTCTTGAGGTTCAACTACTATTTTGAAGTCTACATTATGTTTTAAGAAACAATTTGCGGTCATTGGATTTTCCCACCTTCCTTTTGATATTATATAAATAGGATATTTTATCATCTTATCCATGAACTATTTAACGACCATCCATTTTTGAATGTTGGATATATAATAGATTTGAATCCATTACTTTTTAATTTTTCCATTATCATATAAGCTTTTCCTTGCCAATCTTTATTTACCAATGGATGAAATTCTAATATGATTGCTCTTAAGTTAGGTTGTATAATATCATAACTATATTCAGCTCCTTCTACATCTATTTTTACAACGGTACAATCTTTCACTGCTTGTTCGTACCGAATTGTATCTATTTTAATAAATCCTTTTTTCCCCCTTCTCTTTTCTATACTATTTGTTACTCCAATTCCTTTAGATAAAAATAATTCACATTCTTTTCTATCATCTCCTACTACCGCTAGATTATGAATATCTATATTTGCACTAGATTCAATTAAAGATACATTTTTTTGTAATAAATTAAATGTGTTAGGAGTAGCTTCATATGATTTAATTCTTTTCACTCCTTGATTTGCCGCATACATTGTATATTCTCCAACATACGCTCCAATATCTGCTACAACATCATCAGCAAATAATTCTATTGAAGTACATTCCTTCATTGGATTACAAAATGGATTTTTTCCTGGATTTTGAAAAGCATAATGTCCTCCTGTTATTTTATTATTAGTGTAAACTACATTTTTATTTTCCATTAGTCAAATTTTATATTTTTCAAATCTTGCTTTTCCTTAAAAGGCCACCAAGTACTCCATGTGTTTGATTCCTTTGTAAGTTTAGTTTGTATTTTTATATTATGTTCCTTTTGAAATTCTTCTCTATCCTCTGAAGATTCAAAAATAATTACTATTTTATATGGATTTTCTTTTGCTTCAAATTCTGGCATCCCTACCCATTCATCCATTGAATTAATTTTTTGTATTTCGTCATCTATATTTTGCCAAACATCAACTCCCCATTCATCCAATTCTTTTGTGTTCCATTCATTGCTTAGTTTATCCCATTCCCATATTCCAAAACTAGCATTGTCTTTTATTATAAATTCATTCTTTTGTTCTGGAGTTAATCCTTTTGCAATTTTAACAGGAACTTCTTTTATTCCTGCCTCTATACAAGCTCTAGTTCTCATGTTACCTCCTAATATAATATTGTTCTCATCAACCACTATTGGCCGCAGTTCTAACATTTCGGGAAATTCTTTTATTGATTTTACAAGTTTCTTAAACTTACCATCTTTAATAATTCTAGGATTGTTCTCATTAAAGTGTAACTCACTGATTTTTAGTTTCATAATATATAATAGATTTTAATTGTTTTTATTTTTCTGTGTTATCATGTTTAAAGTCATTCCAAAGTTTATTTCCTTTATCTATTGCTGAATCATTTCTTTTTATTTCTGGTATTCCTTTATACTCATCTGTCATTATTTGTTCCATATAATCATCACAACATACAGCATCTTTACAAATTAAATCACTTGTAAATTTAACTTTATAAATATCTTTTGTTTCTTTACATTTTTTACACAGAAATCTCATCTTCCTCTAAAGTTTGTATTCTCCTTAATAATTGTTCAGCAGTGTAGATTTGTAATTCATCATTATATTTTTTATATAGTTGAGTAAATTCTTTCTTTTCCTCATCATAAGTCCATAATGATTTAATATTAGTTTTAATATGATGCTTCAATATGTGTTTTATATTTTTATAATTCATTATTTTTTAGTTCTTAAATATTGTTTTTCATCTGACAAAGAAACATACTTAAATCCAAATTGCATTTCCCATCCATAATCATCATTTATTATTTCAGGAATCTTCATAACTTTATCATCTAGATTTTTATCATCATAATCTCCAAAGATACTTTTGTATATATGTTTTTTCTTACGACCTACTTTTGTTTTCATTTATTATTTTTTTAATTTCATTTCTGACAGAATTAAGACAAGAACTGCAATTTGTTCCTGTGCTATATCCTGTTCCGTGTATTGTATTATATAATGTAACGGCTCTTTTTTTATATTCATGATTCATTGCTTCCCCAGTTTTTATTCCTTCCCAAATATCAAAAGATTCTTTTATTAAATCTTTAGGTATTTTATCTAATCTTGTGACTTCATTTGTTTTTAACCATTTTTTATCTGGACATTCCATTACTCCAATTGATGCTTTGATTTTCATAAAACAACCACATTTTAAACAATTTCCTGTAGGTTTAAAATAATGTTTGCAATCTTTACAAACTTCCATTCTAGCCTTTTTTATCATTGGCTTTACAAAAAAACTATTCATCTGATAAAACCTTTTTTAAATGTTTCCGTACATTGTCTATTGTTGTAAATAAACTATTCCTACTAATACCTGTTTTTTTTGCTAATGTATCTAGTGTTTCTCCATCTGGGCTGTAATACAATTTGTAAAGTTCTCTATCATACCAATATAATTTGTCTAATTCCATATCCATTTCTTCAAATAATTCCCAAGTATTATTATTTTCTTTTATACTTTCCATTTTCATTAGTTCATAATTATTTATATCTCTATATATGAAATATTGTTTTTTATAAGTATAATAGTATTTACTTCGAGGGCTTGTAAAACTTCTTCTTAAGGCAACAGCTCCATATTTAATCAATCCTTTCTTCCCATCTTTTTTATATATATCTTTCAAAGTATCAGGATTCATTTGTAAAAAATATTCCATTAACATTTGAACAGCATCCTCACTCTCGTGTTTTTTCTTTGTATATTGACTAGCAATTCCCATAAAAACATCTCTTAAATTTCCAATGATTATATATATTTTCTTTATATCAATCATTTATTATTTTAATAGTTTTCAAATCATCAATTACTTTTAATCCAAAATTTTGAAGTAATGTTCTATGTATTCTTATGACAGTTGCGTTGCTTTTATTTTCATAACCGCAAAGGAATCCATTAATCATAATAGAAAAATTGATAGGAATAATCATTAGGAAATCGTGGAAATTTCCTGTCTTTTTTACGTCACTATAATCGTTGTGATATTCAATTATAATATCAGATATATCTTTAAAATCTGCAATTTTAGAAGGGTCGTCTATTATCTCATTGATACTATCAAATACAGCCCTTAAATATGTTTCAATTATAATTTGATGATGATGATTCACATAAATAGGATTCATGCAAAACAATCTTACAAAGAAAATGATTTTATAAATTAATAATCAAAAAAACTTATTAACAATCCTTTTTTAATATCTCAACTGCTAATTTATATTTTTCAATCATTTCCTTATATTCAAATCTCATAAATTTGATTTTGGTTCTAGCTTTTTTATGTAGTTCTTCAGATGTTCCTTCCCCTATTCTAACATCTAATAATTTTCCAAAAGTATATTGTTCTCCTTGTGCAAATAAATTGCAGCGAGGACATTGGACTTGAACATTTGTTTCATCCCATCTAGTAGCAAGATGTCTCCTACTTTGAAAATGTCCTGCGTGCATTTCTTTATAGTGTTTCACAGCATTACAAGTCCAACAAATAGTTAATCCTCCTGGTAAAGTATTCTTTAATCTAATATATAAAGAGAACCATTTATCAACTTCTTTTTTTAATTTAGATAAACTCTTTTCTTTTTTCATAATCTATATACTCCTAATCAAATTAGCAACTCTTTTCCAATCCTTATATGTGCTAATATTTTTATTTTTATATAATACACGAAAAGAATTTATAGCATCTTCAATCCTATGTTTTTTTGTTTTATTAGACTTTTTTATGTCTACAGGTAGTCTATCTGTTAAATCCCATTCAATAACATTCCTTCCTGTTATTCTACAAGGTCTAACATCTTTCTCATATATAACACCTAACTCTCTTAGTTCAGTAAATCTTGCTCTTGATTGTGATAATACATTAGATGAATTTAATCTATTTATCATAGCTTCAGAACTTGTACAAGGTGCGTTCTTGAATATTGCCTCGTACACTTCTAATCTTCGTTTTGTAAGTAATCCCTCTTGCTTAATTTGATTATAACAATCTATTGATGTTTGTCTTGCATTCATAAGTTTAATTTTAATTGATAATTAGGTTTAAGTTCCTCAAATATGTTATCTATTTCTTTAACAGATAGTTCTCTTGTTATTGCTGAAAGTAATTTATTTTGAATCCATACATCTTTTGTAATTGCTTCAACTATTTTACGAGCTTTGCTTACTGGATTCATATTATTGATGTTCTTTGCATGTCGGACATATTTTAATATCATAATCTGTTATATCATTTCCACAACAAGAATATTCTCTTTGTTCCTCTTCATCTTCTATTGTTTTATCTATGTGACTTTCTATTTGACTTGATATATATATTCCTACTATTATTCCTATTACAAAAAACACTATACATATTAGTATTTCCATTATTTTAATTTTTTAATATTATTACTAATTGATTCCATTCCTGTTCCATTACGGCTTCTATATTGTAATCTCTTGTCTTGATGCTCGGGTTCTTTACTTGATTCATTCCATATTAATTGTCTGTGTTTCTTAATCCATATATAATAAGTCTGTACATTTAATACAAATCTTACATCATCTGTATTGCGAACTCCATTCCTAAAAGCGTGTACAATATCTTCAAAGGTTAAATTTTTAAAATCTTTTTTCAAGTCATTTGCTAAGCTATGCGACATTGCAATCAACCATTGTTCTCCTTTGCTTTGTCCTAACTCTACTAATGTCTTGAATAATAAGTCATTACAGTTGATTGTTAATTCTTGTATATGTATTTTTTTAATTTCCATTTCTTAATTTATCATTTACTTTTTGCCATACATCTATTTGAGATTCAATCTTAGATTCTTTTTTATTCCAATTTTTATCATTCTTTTGCCATCTTGATAATCTTCTTTTTATACAGAATGTATTCTCTAATTCAAATTTCATTTTAGTTCCACTCTTATTAGGTTCTGTCCAATAAGAAATAAACTCTTGACATAATTCTGTGCTTAAATTACTCATAAATACCTTTTCTG